CTTCTTTTGATCCTGTCATTATTCAAAATCTCCTTTTGATGTTTTATCGTCGCCGTCTTCATAAAAAATATTCTTGTCATAATAAATCCCACGTTCATCATTCAGCTGCACATTTATATTATCCGTTCCGTTATCTGCGTACTGCCAAATTACAACATTTTTGTCCGGATGTTCCGCAAAAAACGAATTTTCATGATATCCGTATTGTGCGCACCAATATGGCACGTAATCAGCAAGTTCATCAACATTGATTTTGCTCGTCAGCCAATTATAGTATGCGTACAACCCAGCGTTTTTATATCCCGCATTGTTCATTTCGCAGATCCAGCGGCTAATGATTGACGTGATTGTAGCATTATCGCATGTCCCTGTCGTATCGTTGTCTTCAACATCGTACCAGATTCCCATTTTCAGTTCTGTTCCTGCACAATACTCTTTTAGGGCTTCAATGCAGAATTCTGCATCATCGGCTGCCTGATCCGGTGACATTGCTTTAGTGTAAAAGTAGACACCAACATCCATACCTGCAGCTATAGCTTTGTTGATGTTATCCATAAAGCTTGTGTCTATATACTTGGTTCCACTATCACCACGGCGGGCAATGCGAATAATTACAAAATCTGCCCCTGCAGCCTTCGCTGCTTCAAAATCCATTCCATCCTGTGCATAGGATACATCAATACCTTTTCTCATTTTCCATTACCTCCATCGTACGGATTATCTCCGTCGTTACTATTTTTCCAACTGTCCATAACATATTTCATCATTGCCAATACACCGGCTCCACCTAATGTTGTGAATCCATCCCAACAACTCCTTAAATCAAATTTGGTACCATAAAGGGCGTTAGCCCAATAGCCAACGCCCCAAAATAAAAAAAGCAGCAAAAATGCTGCAATGATACTTTCTATTAAGTATTTTTGTATCTTTTTCAACTTTACCCTCACATCCTCACTTACTTACTACCCCATAAACAGCAATACATGTTGTCACAATCCAAGCTACTAAGCCAGTATAACCATTCTGCTTTTTCTCTCGTTCTGACAACATCGTTTCGACCCGTGCTAGCCGATCGGACAAATCCTCGATCTTAGCAAAAAGTCTTTTTATTGAATCTTCGCTCATTCCCTCACCTTCTCCATAGCTTTTTGAGCAACATTTAACTGCTTTTTTTTGATTTCCTCTATACGATCAGTATCGCCTTTTTGTATGGCAGAACGTTCCATTTTATTAAGATACTGCATATTTTTATTAGCATAATTTAGCAGGTTATAATTGTGCAGATCGTCTGAAGAAAGCTTTTCTTTATTGAGTTTTGCTCCATTATAGGTTTTTTCAACATCATTCAACTTATCATAAAAGTCTTGAACAGACTGCGGACTTTTAAGCGGATCAACTGTGAAAGCTTTACTAAATGGGTTTTGATAATCTCTTTTACCATTTATTGCATCCACCGCATTTAGTGTTTGATTTGCCATGCCTGCGCCATAACCGCTGATTGTGTTGTCAATTTTTCGTGGCGATACCCCGAATATCCGGCCAATATCTTTGGCCAGCTCCGATGTATTCGGCCCATATTGCATTTCGTCCGGCAATTTCTGCTCTTTTTGCGGGACTATATCTCGCCCCTGAAAAAAGGAGTATCCCGTCGCCCATTCGATAATCGGTCCCACTGCCGTAGGTATGAAATTTGGCAGAAATGCATCTTTTGCACTATTGGCCCATTCTTTCATGCCGTCAGGATCTTTTTTAGCCATATATTCTAATGCATGTTCTGGATATAACCTGCTCAATATATATGGTGCCGCTTGGTCTAAAGCGCGCTCTGGGAGAGAACCAAATACAACCCCGAGGCCGAATGGTTTTGGAATGCGCATCCACCCTGTGGATATTATGTTTTTACTAACAGGTATGTTCCAGAAAAGATTTTTTTCATATGGTAACATTTCTTGATATTCTTTGCGACGTTCCTCGTCACTGTATATATATGTCCACAAAGCGACAGACGGCAACGTGATATATTTCGCAATTTTAGCTGAAGTCCCGGCGGGATTTTCCTGAAAAGCTTGTATGATTCGAGCCGGTTCCTGAACCCCAGCGTTGAAAAAAGCCACCACTTTATTAGCCGTTTTCCCATATACACCATGTTTGCTAAAATCTAATGAAATATCTCTTGCTGAAAGAGCGGCATCTTCTACAGAAACTCCTTTACTAACTGCTCTACCATATTCACCAAGCCTTGTTGCCGTTTCAAGCATTTCTGAAAAACCTCGAAGCAACTGTACAGGATTGTAATGATTCCAATAATGTGCAATATCCTTTTTGTACAGTCCTTTAAGTGACCCTTGAATATAATCTCTATCCAATCCGACCATCGTACTCATGAGCGCACCACTAGCCTTGTATTCGTGGAAAAGCTGATCTTGCTTGGCCATATGGAATATACCCGCTATATGGTCAATAACAGGCCGAAAACCATACCTTGAAAATACTGCTGCACCAAAGCTATCACGCATAATGTTTTTGATTGCAAAGTCTGGCATTAACGTGGCACCAGCACGTAAAAGCTGCGCCGGTGGACTGAGCAATTTAGTAATGATATTTGCTGTATCTTGGTTGACTGACATAATTGCCCTGTAAATTTCCGGCTCCGTTTGGTAAACTTTCTTTTCACCATTTACCCATACAGAGAAGGTGCTGTCCTTCGTATTGGCCGTGCCACTAACTTCTTCAATCAGTTTCCCAACACGATCTCCTTCAGCCATTTTTACAAATGTCTGCCCAACACGGTTGCGTTCTACAAGATTAAGCATTGCGTAGGTGTTTTTTACAATGCTTTCAAGTGGAGAAACAACCTGCCGTGTAGATCCTTCTTCAGAAATAGATTTAAGTGCCGCCCGAACGTTACCGAATCCTTTACCGCCCATGCCAAAACCTTTTTCAAGACCGGATTCATCGGCAGAATCGCGTGCCATAGAGACATAATTTCTGTACTTGTCTGTGAGTGCTTTGTATACTTCTGATTTAATCATGCCGTTTTCTTTGAGAATCCGAAGAATATTGTCATTGTAGGTATATATTTTCTGTGCGGCATCTGTAAGTGCTTTTGGAGCATTCTTGATAATTGCTTGTGCATCAACTTGCGACATTGGCCCTTTGTAACTAGGATAGATTTTCTGCAGCTCAGCCTGACGACGAGCAACTAAAAGGGAATCAAGTGCCTCGTGCCAGTTTTTGAAGTTACCAGCTTTAAGATAATCCTTTTCCCCTTTTAATTTAGGGCTGCTATCAAGTTCTTTGAGCACCCCCTTAATTGTGACCACTTTGTCTAAAATATTACCGTAAATCTTGTTAAGTGCTGCTTTAACTAGCTCAGGTTTTTCACCCTCAACAAGCATCTGAGCACGCGCAACAGAAGAATTTTGCGCAAGCCGTGCCATTTTATATGGATCATCTTTTGTGGCAAGACGCTCACCAGTGGCACGTTCGTAGCTTTCTGTTACTCGCTTGAGACCGATCTTATCGTCTACCCAATCTTCGACGAATTTCAACTTACCTCTTTGCACGCGTTCTTTAATGGTCGGTTTCATTTCGTCAGCATAAGAAACAGCGGCACGCCCCCGAGCTTCTGGAGATTGCCGCTGCCATGTGTCAACCATAGATTTTATTTCGTTTACTCGACCTTTGATATCGGGATTCTTTTCAAGTGCCGCCTTGAACTGGGAATAATATGCGGGCATCTCAGCCTTTGCCTTGTTCTCGTTTGTAAGATAATCTTTCATAAATTCAGCAATACCTTCAGCACGTTTTTGTTCGGGCTTATAGGCATCTTTACCAAAGCGATTATCAACCACTCGGCTAAATTCACGGTCGAAAGCTCCGGCTTCACCACGAAGGCCTAAAGCTGCATCGGTAATATGTCCAATTTCATGAGCCATTGTGCTTAAATCGCCATAGTCACGTGTACGAATAACGCCAGAGTTATGATCAGCAAAGCCCATGACATCCGCTTTACCAATACGTCCAGTGCGGATTGGTACAAACAAGTCAGCAGCACGCTTCATAATTTGCCGTTTGGTAATCGTATCACCTGTGTATTCGCTTGTAGTTTTGTTATCCAAGCGTGGAGCGATTGGTTTACTCCCACCGTCTGTATCTGCTACAAGCTGGAAAGATTTTGCCCAATCATTGGCGCCAGCTTGACGAGCGTATTCAGCCGCAGTCGCATAGTCACCATTTTCGCTGGCTTGGTGAGCTTTATTCAACATTTCTTCGTTTATGCTATCACGCATTTCATCTGATTGCAGACTGCGTTGCTGCTCAATGCGTTTAGACACCGTATCAACTATATCGTTAAGCACTGGAGCCGCCGTTTGTGGCATACGTGAATATTCTGGCTGCCTATCCATAGCGATTTTGTTATCCATTCCCTGTGATGCCTTATCAACTATGCTTTTGTACATTTCATCTGGGCTAACTTGTATATCGGGTATTTTACTTGTTTTAGCGGATTGATCGAGTACGTTATTTCCTATGTTCTTGTTATCATCCCAATTTACATCAGATACTTTTCCAGAATCAATAGGTTTCTCATTGATAACTCTTTGAGCATCAGACTGCATTTGCTGCTCTTTTGTCATAGCATCTAAATCGTTAGTTTGGTTTAGCGGTTTACCTGAAATATCTATATCACCCTCATCCGCTGGCAATGATCGATTTAAAGGATCATCTGTTGTCTGTGGTGTTGTATAGCTGCTTTCGGGCTGCCCCTGTACTTCTTGACGGGTTAAAGGAATACGTTCACTTTTGGCATTACCGGTTAAATCACCAACGGAAATATATCCCGTTACCTTACCAAAATCATCATCAATACTAGGTTTTTCGATTACGCCCGTACTACTATTTGCACCAACATACCCGCCTTCGCCGTCAGATAAGACAACATGATTATCACCTAATACGACAGCCGCATCACCTTTCTGCGGTACATAGCCGTCACCGGCTGGATGCCAAGCTCCTTTCTCATCAGCTTCATCAATCATGCTTGGTACATAACGACTGTTAAAATCAACACCTGCGGCATTGAAAGAGTCCTGAACTAATTTCCCACAATCAGTAGAAGAACTGCCGTCACCGCCAAGTTCATATGGTGTACCGGATTTGTTTACCGCATAATCATAGGCATTTGCACCAAGCGGTACTGCCCCTTGCTCTGTAGGTTCATAAATGTTCTGATATGTTTCTTGCGGTTGTTGTACTTCCGTCCGTGCATCCGTAACTTCGGCTTTTGGTAATGAATCAAAAAATGCGTCTGGTGCTTTGGGGATAGATCCATCAATTTGGTCTAAAGAATCCATCGCTTGACCATATTGGTTTTTTACACCTTCAACGGCTTTTTTGCCACCGTCATAAGCCCCCTTAGCTACCGCCCCGGGTAAAAATACTTTACTCCATAAATTGGCCGGATCATTTACAATGCTTTGTTCAAATCCTCCGGGGTTTGAAAAGGCTTCTTTAACCGGTTCTACGACAGGTGCAACAACTGTATCATAAGCGGTTTTACCTACCACACCCATTCCACTACCTGTACCACCTTCGTCTTGATCATCCTGGCTGTTTTGCTGATAATTATTGTAAGCACTGCTCGCCAACTCTGGCAAAAAAAGTGCTCCTGCTGCTGCTCTAACTGGTGCTGGAACGTATGGAGTGATAGCAACCTTCCCTGCTGGATTAGCCACAGCATCACTATATAATTGGCCTAACTGCTGATTCTGTTGATTCGTGTCCTCTTGAATCTCTTCGTTGCTTCGATTTTGTATTTGTACAGGAATGATTGCATTAAAATCATCTGCAACTTTTCCACCCCAATCTTTTACCTCACCTGCTGCATTAGAGAAAAAATTTGCAACATCATTTTTAATACGACCTAATAGCCCCGGCTGTTCTGTCGGTTGTTCCTGTGGTGATTCCGGCAAACTATCGAGAAAATCACTATTATTATCTGGTAAACTATTTAAAAAATCGTCCATCTAATCAGCTCCCAATTAATCCCACAAATAACTATCGTAGCTATCCCCATACCCTTTTTGCTGTAGACTTGCCTTAATTTGGTCCTTTGTATATCCACGGTTGTATGCCTCGTTAATCCAATCAGCTACTGAATTTCCTGTTGTATCTGAATGTGGATTGTCATTATTTTGTTGGCTCCCTCCAATACCAGCTGCTTGCGCCATAATCTGCTGAGCTCGCTGATAATTATTATAATTAGGATCATCTGCTTCTTCTGCATCGCCCATTGCAATAGCCTGTTTATGTGCACTAACCCACGATTGGTGTGCAGCAATAATCCCTTTAGCCGCCGTAAGCTGTTGCGCACCACTACGGCCACTACTACTAGCTCTCATACTTGCTGCTTTAAGGGTTGTATCATTATTCATGCTAGTGGTTTGAATCCGTGTCCGATTATCCTGCGTATTATTTGCAGATGGCGTTGTCCACTCGAAACGCTTTTCATTTAGACTCGCTGCTGTATCTGGTGTTATTGTTTTGGCTGTTGCAAATACTGGTTTAACATAAGTTCCATCTGCAAATGAACCACCATTTTTCGGCGTAGCAAAGTATTGGATTGACCCACCTACATCTTTTGCAGAAATAGCAACATCATTTGCCGCTATGATTTGTGCCATATTCGTCATATCAAGTCCGGGCTTGCCCATACTCTTAGCCATATTATTGTATTGTGTAAGTGCCCACAAAGCCTGTTGTTTCGCCTGTGGAGTAGATAGATCACGAAGTAGATACGGTGCAAGAGCTTGCTGGTTCTGCACATCCTTCTTCTCTGCATAAGCACTGGTCTTATCAGCAATAGCTGAATCTATCATTCCTTCGACTGATTTTGCCGCATCAATGCCATACTTAGAAATCAGTTCTTTCATTGCTTTCGGTTTAAGCTGCTTAACTTGTTGCGTATACTCCAAATAAGATGGTTCCTGTATCGGCTTGTCGTCTTGAAAACCATATTCTTTTTGCATCGGGTTACTGAATCCATACTGACTGTTTTCCTTTGCCTGTTGCTGTAAAGCTTGTAGCTGTGGCAATTCAGCCTGTGCTTTTGCTTTCGCTGCAGCGTCTGTGCCAACATAGGTATCACCAACATACCATTCTGGATTTGCAGCTTTTGCCGCTGCAAAAGCATCATACTTTTTCTGCTGATTCTGTGGTGAAGAAGGATCTATATCTGCATAGTTCTGTGCCGCTTGTAACATACTGTTACTCTGTGTTTGCTGTGAATCGTCACTCTGCTGCTGTAATAAAGCATTCGTGTCAAGTGCTGGTGCTTGAGGGGCCATCGCAGAATCTGATATCTGCTGGGCCGGTTCCACACCTTGAGTTGAATTTGATATTGGTGCAGCTGCTGTCACAGTCAATTGATTCTTATTTGGATTAAGTGCTGCATACTGCTTCGCTGCCGCTAACAATCCGGAACTTGCTGCTGGATTTATTTTCGATATATCATTCACAAAATCGTCCTTGTGCGGAATAAAGCTTTGTGCCGCGATTTGTGAAGCATCCTGTTCAGGTGCTGGAAGAATCTGCTCAGCTTTAGGCTGCGTGGCGGTATCAATTTGATTGCCCATATTAGCAGCATAGTCCATTGCACCTTCCATGTTTTTTTTAGTCATATATGCACCGAGAATATCGCCCAACGCACTAAGTGGTCCATAATATTGCTGTCGCTGATATGGACTATAATAATTTTGGCCAAACATTTAATCACACCTTTCTATGTTTTTTTACCACCTGTAATCATTGCAGATCCGATACTGCCAACACCGCTCCACAAGTCACTTCCCTTGCCTCCGCTTGACTGAGTAGTTGTCGTTCCTCCACTATTCATGCGACCGTTATACATTGTGTTATACATGTTCTGTGCCGGAGTTGCCATCTGTGAAGCATATGATAAAAGTGAAGTCGGCTGATAATACGAATTCTGCTGTGACGTAGCGTTATTGCTCAGTACGTTGCTTGCCTGTGTCGCCTGTCCATTGAGAAGATTAGCTTCTGTCGACAGGTCACTGCTATAATTTTTAGCAAGCGTATCGGAAGCATTTTGACTTATATTGTTGAGAGCATTATTTGTTACACTGGAATTTAGTATGCCACGACTTCCAAGACTGGAAATAGAACTGCCTATTGTTCCGCTTAAATCAGAATTCAAAGCCTGCTGTCTGGCTGTTGCATAACTTGTCGGCAATTCACCATTTGTAAGAGAGGAATAACCGGAAGTAACACCGGACATCGTTTTATTATAAGCATTTGCTAATGAGGACCAATCAGGATTCACAGTATTACCAATAGAACTAATCGCCTGTTTCAAAATGCTATTGGCATTGCTTAGTCCTGTGGTATCGTAGTTGATCAAGCCATTTTCAAGACTTGCTTCGTTGGCTGTTTGACTTGGTATGTTTCGCGTTGTAGTGTTTGTGGCATCGCCTTTAAAATGGCAATGCCTAAAATATCGTGCATTTTCATCATTGATTTGCCAAAATTTCATAGAATCACCCCTTTCATTTGACTGCTTTTTCGAATACCCAGTACATGAGACCGTTCTTACGAACTCCGCTAAGTGATAAGTTAATCTCTGCCTTTGTAAGCCGCATATATGCTGCCGGATCACGATGCGTTTGCGTACTAAGAAAAGTACAGCCTCGTTCTTTTGCCATGTCGTTGGCCTTTTGCTGAGCCCAATGAATATTGTTTGTAGAACAAGCATCTATAATGAACGCTTTATCTAACTTTTTGTATAAAAAAAAGCCCTTATCAGGCTCATAATGTAAAAGGAATCCATCTGGTATGCTAAATCGCTCGGCTTTCTTTTCGTATTTTTTTATCCATTCATTAAGTTCCATATTAGCCTCAGCTTTCTGGAGCAGTTGGCCAAACCGGATTATCTAAATCGCTACAGCCTTTTTCCGGCATATCTCGCAATGCCTGTCTGTATGTAACCCATACCTGTTTCTTTTCGGCCGTGAGTGGTGAATCTGCAAGCTGTGTCCAATCACAAGCGGTAAGCAATGAATCTCTTTTCGTTCGAATATTCATAAGCTTTTCTGCATCCGTAAGCGGTGTAGTAACAGGCGTTTCTTTTTCGGGTATTACTTGTTCCTGATATTCCCATGCAGAACCCTTCCAAACCACATTATACTTATCCTTTGCCGTCAGCGGCACCGTTTCCGTGCAGTTTGCAGGTATTTGCCACGTTCCGCTAATCGGGCTGCGATCGGTAGAATCAAGAACCTTATCACCTATATATAATCCTACAGCGTCATAAGCATAGACTATTTTTGTTTCAGTTTTATCCATTATCTCACCTCAGTTTTAATATTTGATTTGTGGAATCATTGTAATGGCTGGTGGCTGAACTGTTGTAGAATTACCATAAATTGCGCTTGATCTAGCAGCATTCAGTGTAATGGCAAAATTTCGCTGTGAGTTTTGACCATTACCAGAGAATGAGGTTGACTCGTAAAAAGCTCCACCTATATAGCTTTCATTAGCTATAGAAAAAGAACCTGTAATATTTGGCAGTCCAGCAGCAATAGCCTTACCAGCTACATCACTACCTTCTAAAAACAGTCCTGAAAGATTAGGCAATACAAATGTTGTACTTCCATCGCCAATCCCAAAAAGGCCGGGAAAAAGGGCAGCCCCTGAATAAGTTATTGTTACCGTCCCCGATGCTGTAGCGACAACGGATATTGTTATGCTTGTCGTCGATATTGCAGTAATCGTGGTCCCAGTTGTAATTCCGGTACCAGATATTGTCATACCAACTCTGGCTTTAGCAATATCAGTGGTTGAAATACCCGATATTGTCGTACTGGACACCGCTGTCGTTCCTGTAAAAGTACCTGCGTTAAATAAACTGTTATCTGTTGCTAATTTAAAGAGCCTTGGATAATCTGCACGGTTTACTGTGGCTCCGTTTGCCTTAATATGACCTGTTTTAAGATACATTTTGTAGGACATATCACCGGGTAATCCACCATCTCTCACATCATCAATAATCCATGTAGCCGTTCCATCAGTAACAAGCACACCTGCTATCGTTCCCCATGTTGGCTCTGCTAATGCAGTTTTTCCACCATCAACACATTCAAGACGAGCCCAACTCGGCAAATTGACTGAAAACGCAATTTCTCCGGCAGTATATTCTTTATTGCGCTGTAAAACATTAGGACTTAATTCAGTTGTTTTCTTACCATTGATATAGTCCAAATACGTCGCTTTACTTGTCATTGGATAAATCGTAACCGTTGCTGCTGTGTCTGTCGTAACAACTGACCCAACAAACACGCGCAAATTCTGTTCCCAAGCACTGCCATTATAGTGATACATTTTCATTTCATTCACATTGAAATAGCATTGATCAAGAATTGGCGAAGTTGGTGCAACTTTTGCATACGTGTCCGGTGTAGCTGTATATCCATATGAAAGCAGGCCTGTATTTATGTCCTTATCCACGTACAAATAATACGTACCATTGGCGGGCAGCGTCCATGCATTATTGACTGTACCATCAATCTTGCCAAGCGTGTCAACAGTCCCTGCCAATGAATTAAACCCATTGGCAAAAGCTAAGATAATAGGCTTTGTACTTCCATCAATAGTAACATTCAAGCCATTCGCTACAAGAAAATTAGGATTACCACTACTATCGGTTGAACCGTATAGAATAGATTGTCTTTTCGAACCAAATAACTGCAATGAGCCAGATTCCGATAAGATATCTAAAATACGTTTAATTTCATTATCATCATTTTTAAAACCTTGCTCTACATTTGTTCCTTTTGGAGTAATATTTTGTGGAAATAATCTTGTCAATGAACCCATATTGTACCCCCTAAACTTCTAAATATTGATAATCGAATTGACGTATTGATACAGCACCTTTTTGAATAAGAATACTCAATTGCACACTTTTATTTGAGCCGCCACCAACTTTATAACTTCGCGTATACGAATCAGTATAAATAAACTTTTTGTTCCCATAAATATCATCTACATTCCCATAAACATCCGGACTGCTGGCTGAAAAAATTACATTTTTAGGCTTTTTTCCGCATTGTATAAAACCATAACCATCTATGATATTGTAAGTAACAAAATTACGATTCATAACAAGGATTGAATGCTTTTGCGTGAGCTTGTTATTACCAGTAATTGCTGTTTGAAGCTGTATTCCATCATCCGTATCGACCGATAAATCCAGTATGCCAATCTTATTACCATACGCTACATAGACGGTATTGCCTATACAACAAACATCATTAATCTGATTTGTAAATTCTCGCACAGTAAACGCACCTCTGCCATCTGAATAACGAGGAATGTAATGATACATATAAATTCGTTTATCATTTTGCGTCTTAAGCCAAATTTGTTTTTTAGGCTGTACATGCCAAAGCTGACAATTCGAGTCAATATTTTTTACAATCCATGCGTTAATATTCAGGCCTTCTTCAAATGGTGCTACATTGCCATAGGTATTAACAGGCTGAAAACTCATAAATCCAGCTTGACCAAGATAATAAGATTTATCATCTACATTGATAGTTGCATTCATAGACAAACAAGACGCTGTTTGTGACACCGATTCAACTGCATAATTGCTGTCTTGTGGCTCACCCACAATTTTATAAGCCCTGCCACCTTCCTTATAAACCATAATAACTTTGGACAAAAAATCTATAGATATGATATTACCCGGATCTTTATAACCAATATTAACAAACTGTGCACTTGATGAATCAGAAGCAATGTTTTGCCAACTTGTATAATCGCCAATAGCGGAGTAGTTTAACTGGTCTGACGTAAGGCTATAGGTAAGTACCCGTCCGATTCGTGATGTTACATAATGATTAACAAGTGGAGATCCAGAAACCGTTTGTAGACTATTACCACCGCTGATTACTTGCAGCAGGCCACCCGTTGCAATAAGACAAACATCTCCATACATGCAATAAACTGGTTTACTGCTACCGGATACCGTTCCAAGGCGAACATATATTTTTAAATCAGCTGACCGATATAAAACCGTGCCAGATGAAAAGTAAAAAGTGTTATGCCGATTATCATAAAACAAGGTCTCTACTGGAATACCAAGGTCCAGTTTAATCGTTACACCCGGAACCGTTCGCAAAGAACCATCTGCATGATCATATTCAGCATTTTCAGCTTGAACAAGCTCCCCGTCTGCAATGGCCTCCGGATTTTTTGACCAGTTAAGCCCATAGGGAAAGCCACCACTGCTCATTGTTGCAAACTCTGCCATTAGTTCACGCCCTTTGCCGCCTTAATTGATGTCAATACGTCTGAGACAAAGGCTTTATCCGAATTAGTATACTCAACTGGAATATAAGTTTTTTTCTTGATCATATAGCTGGCAATCAAAACCAATGTTGAAATATACATATCCTTGAACGGAATCGTGTCTGTAATCAAAGAAACATGTGGTTGCGCTACGGAATATTTGATATTGACGGGATTTCCTGTATTTGTATAAAATACATCACCAGAAATGTAGACAGGATATCCGTTTTTCGGTACAAACTCAATAAAATTGCTTGGGACTGAAAGACCTGATACAACCTGAAGCGTAGTCATGCAATCGCTTGAGCCAAGTCCTGCCAAGGTAAATGATAAATAATCAATTGCTGAATTGATATAAGGAATATTGTCCGCATCCTCGTCAAGAAGTTCATCTGCTTCAAGGTTGATTAAATTAATCACATCTTGTACTAACATGAGGAAATCCCTCCTATATGTGAAAGCTTTGCTGAAGTTCTATACGGCTGTATTCTCGACCTGCCGTTAGTTTATATACATCATCGGTAATTTGCTGCACAATCGTCGTATCTGTCTTATTAATCCCACCTTGCAACGAGATGATTGCATATTTCTTTAGCAGTTCGCTGAAATAATTTGGTAGTGGCAATGCGGCAGTTAGTTTAGAATCATCAACCTCTACGAAATATGGTTTATATACCAACGTAACCGAAGCATTCACGCTGTAAATGTTATTCCCTCGAATCCGATAGGTATAAGAGTCAACGTCCTTGCTTTTGCTCTGCTGGCTTAAAATCTTATCTCCGGTAAATACTTCAACTACACTCAAAAAATCATCAGGCAATGCTGCTGTGCCGTTTGTTAATGCTATATTCTTTTCAGCTGTCAGCAGTTCGTTACTGGACTGCGATAATGTATTGAATACAATAGAAAGAACCGTGTTGAGTGCTTCGGTTAACTGATAATCTGAATACTTCGTCTGTGCATTATCATCAATTTCCGGAGTCATTCTAATTTTATTAAATAGTTGCATAGGTGTCATTTCAAACACCTCCAGAGCAGCATTTGAATAATAATGGGTATCTCTCAATCATGCGGTCTCGTGCCTTGGTATCACCGAAATTAAGATAGAGGTATGCATCCTTGTCTTTAAACTTATCAATAAGCATACGAACCGTCGGCATATAAATACGAGCGACCCGCCGAATATTTCTATCGACACTAAAGCCATCTGTTTTTCGGTCCTGATAATTAGCCTGTTGCACGATTGTATCATCCGCTATGGTAATAATTCGCTCTTTTTTGCCATCAACAGCATAAAATTGTTTGGTACTCTGATCAACATCATGCAGCTGTAAAATCTTTTCCATAGGTTTAACCTCCCTATATAGAAAACAAGCAGGAGAAAAAGCTCCTGCTCTAACTTATGCTTTTAAATCTTTAATCATTGCCTGACCTGATTCGCCTTTAAATTCAAGCGTCATTTCGCCCTTAATGATACCAGAAACAGCATCTTCTGAAGACGGTAAATCTTTTTTCTTAAATCGGCGTAACCAAGCAACGGCAATATACTGTGGGTCCAATACAAAAATCTGTGTATCCGACTGAAAACGAGAAGCCTTAATTTCAACACGTCCAAAATCGGTATCAATAACATCAATAGCTTCAACCATTTCCTTTTTCTTTGCATCAATATTTTTTGTATTAGATGTTGTAAGTGCAGAAATATTAACTTTATTACTTCCTGACACAATAAGTTGATCCGGTTCGCCGCCTTTATTCCACGCACCCTGTAAAGCTTTCGTAATCAAATCACGAGTGATTGCACGAGCTGTACCGCCATTATCAAGTACATTCGTCTTGATAAGTCCCGGAATACCTGCAAATGTTCTTGCTACTGTCTTACTCCCAGCACTATCAACAGTCTGCGTAGTAATAGCAAACTCAAGGTCTTTTGCCAATTCTTTCATAGCCCGAAGCATCTGATAGCCGTATTCATCGTCTACACCTGCTTTATCTACGGCCTGCTGCGTTTCTGTAACTTTATAGCCTCGTTTCATGATTTGCGTGTGATTCCCTAAACGTCTACGAGCGGGTGCATCTGCCGGAGTATCCGGTGCACCTTCAATTTCAGCATTTACCTTAGCATCGGAAAGTTCATCTTCCGGAAATTCGTGGTAAGTTGCTTTTGCCTTCGCCGTGCCAATCATCGTTGTAATCGGTGTCTGCGTGGGGGAAATATTAACAATAACATCTGTGAGATCGTCACGATTTGTCGGTTCATCATAAGAAAATTTTGCCATTAATTATCATCCTCTTTTCAATATGCCGGCTTTTCGCAGCGTAGCGAGTTGATCGCTTTGCTTCATATGGCCGACTTTTTTATAATCTAATCTTGTTCTTGGTGGTTCTACTGAACTTCCCGGAGCCTCTGTCTTTGGGGGTATGACTGTCTCTTTTGGTTGCACGACTGGTTTTGCTTTTGGTGCTGGAATTATTGCTGCTGTGAGAGCCGTTTTGACATAGTTCCAGTGAGCTTCAAGCACATCGAGATCCTGCATTGTTGCATGACCGGCAAAGAATTTCTGTTTAGCAGACAAAATTGCTGCTGCTTTTTTTGCACTATCTGCCCCTTCGGCTCCCATTTTAAAAAGATATGTGTCAAAGTTCGCATCAACCTGCTGAGCAACCGGATCACTTTTCGCTGCTTGTACAAATGTCTGTAAGCGTTGCCCTACTTGCTGCTTTACAAGCTGTGCACTGTTATGCTGCAACGTAACTTTCTGTAACTCAAAAGCATGTACCGGATCAAATTGATTAAATTCACCTGGCTGCAATCCGAGTTGTTTTTCTGTCTGTGCTACTACAGTCCTATATTCTGCTTCGGCCTGTTGCCCCGGCTTTTGTGGCTGCGCTGTTTGTTGTTTGGCTTGCTGAGTAATCTGCTCCTGCAAAAGAATATCCAGCTGCCGACGC